GACCAGTATTATTATCAGATAAATGCTTTGACGATAAACTTAATTAGTTCAGCCAAAACTTTGACTGAATCCATTGAAGTTTGTATGAAAAACTTTTTAGCAGAAAAAGATTTTAAATCTTTTAAGAATAAAATTCTGAGTAAGCCTTATGATGAGCATTTTTCGTATAGGTTTTTATTACATATGAGAAATTATTCTCAGCATGGTCATCTGCCAGTAAATATTCATCAACAAAGAGTGTACTTTGATTTGGATGAAATTCTAGCAATGCCTCATTTTGATTTTAACGGACAATTAAAAAAGGAGTTAGATGTTTTAAGGAAAGATATATATAACCAATTTAGAGATTCCCCACGTATCTCTTATGTTTATACAGTAGCGAAATTTAATTTAGTAATAACCGAAATATATTTCAATTATTTAAAAGAGATCAAACCTATTTTAATAAAGTTGAATGACGAGAAAAATGAATTACTACTCAATACCAAATTTCAGTTAATTAATTCAGATGGAAGCTCAAGTGATATGCTTTTTTATGAGTTTGATGGTGAGAATTATCACTGCTTCAACCGAAAGGACAACAGTATATCTATGTATGCTGACATAAAAAGAGAAGTTAAAAAAATATTAAAAGTAGAAGAACAATACTATAAAGAAATAGAAAAAAGAAACCAGTAATTAACACAGTTATCAAGGTAAAGAAAAAGTTCTCTTTCTGTTTGCTAGTTGTGGCTTATGTAGCAAATATCAAGTTAATAGGAAAATTAAAATTGTTGAAAGGAAAGAAGTTGATGACATATTAGTAAGCAAGTTGTTGAATATTTATATTATCCTAAAAAAGGAAGAATGGAAAATATCGAAGAAACCTTTCTGAAAGTGTTGTCACCATATATTAGTGATTCTATCTTAAGATTTCAGGAGCAGGAAAAAAATTATAAATTTGGCTTTGACATAAAGAACTATAATGATTCGTTACACGTAGTATTTCAATATAATAAGACTGGTAAGATAGGAATAAAAGAGGTACATATATTTCAAATTTTCCTAGCTAAGGTCAATATTGAAGCAAGTAAATCAAAATTAAACTACACTACCCTTTTAGATACAAATGCGTTGTTTTTTTCGAAAAAACTATTACCGTATTTGCATAGTTACGAATGGGCATTAAGAAAATTAATCTATTTATTAGCTCCGGCATATTTTTCTGATAACTGGGCAGAGGAATCAATTCCAAATGAAATCATTTCGTCAATAAAAAGAAAACAAATACAAGCAATAGGAAAGTTTGACTCAAAGAATCTTTTACAATGGATAGATTTATATGATTTTGAAGAATATCTCTTTGGAGAAAATTATATTTTAGTTACACAAGAAAATGAAGAGAATATTGTAAGGTATAAAGAAATATCTCAGGATCAATTATTGAAGTTATTTCAAGATAACAGTCACACTATATCTGATTCATATTCTTTGTGGAGTGAAGTATTTAGTAAATATATGGATGTTAAGCTAGAAGAAATTCAAACAGACATGAGTTTAATCAGAGAAGGTAGGAATATTGTAAGCCATAACAAAGAAATAGAAATGGCTTTATACCAAAAATTAATAAAGAAATTGAAGAGATATACAAATCAACTAGAGAAAGCTTTTCAAAAAATATTGGCTGGAGATATTGCTGGTGAGGACCTTAGTGATATGTCAGATGATTTTGAAGGATATATTGGAAATTATTTTAGTAATATCGATTTAGCAGGTGTTACTAAATTGTCAGAGTCTCTATCAGCAATGAAAGTATTAAATACAGATTCCATGAAAAAGTCGATGGAGTCAATAGGTCAAACATTATCAGTCCAGCAAGAAATTATGCAGAACTTTGATACTGAAGGTATCAGAAGGGCAACAGAGGGAATAAATCAATCTCTACAATCAATAAAAATATTAAATACAGATTCCATGAAGAGGTCGATAGAGTCAATAGGTCAAACATTATCAGCTTTATCAGCTCAGCGAGCAATCATGCAAAACTTTGATACTAAAGGTATCAGAAGTGCAACAGAGGGAATAAATCAATCTCTACAATCAATGAAAATAGTAAATACAGATTCCATGAAACGATCGATGGAATCAATTGGTAAAATTTCATCAACAAACCAAGTATTGAAGTCAGAGTAAATAAAACAGGAACGATGGCAATCATGTTACCACACGAAATGCTATCATTTGTAGCAAGTATTGGATTTAGAGTAATTATTATAGAGAGGATGAGATAAAATGGTTCAAGGACTTTTTGGTGGAGGGACTTCTTATGAAGGTCAATCGATTTCGGACATTAAGGAAGACGTCAATAATTGGAAGATATATACAGAAAATGTAAAATCACAGATTGTTGAAAAAAAAGAGGCTTTAATTAAGAATGGTTTTTGGAACAAAATACCATGGAATTTTCAACAAACTATTAATGAATCAATCTTCTGTTTAGGAACATTTCTTAGTGATTTTCAGATAGTTGAATCAGCTTTTGAGGAAAATTTTATTTCTGAGAGAGAGATAAAACTTCTAAGGAAAATTGGTAAAAATTCTGTGCAATTTAACCATAGTTACGGAAAATACTTTAAGGAAGAATACGAATGGCGCGAATATGGAAATCCAGAATTTGAAATCGTTGAATCAATTTACCAACATGGGAGAGATTTTTTTGTGACGTTACAAGATGCAAGTAATGCAGCAGGACGACTGGAGGACTATATGAGCAACAATTCAATATATAATAAAGTAAATATATTTGGAAATAGTTACAACACTAATATACAGCAAGGCCACAATAATAATATGATTGTTTCTATTGATGATATGTCGGAATTATTATCAAAGCTTGATTTGCTTTTGGAGAATTTGAATGATTCCTTACCTGAAGAAGAGGTAGAAGAGGCTCAGGAGTATATCGAAACCATTAAAGATGAAGCTATTAAAGAAAAGCCTAAAAAAACTATGCTGAGGTTTGCGGTAGATAGTCTAAAAAAACTTAAATGGAGTACAGAATTCTTAGCTTCTGTTGCAACAATAGCTCAACTTGTTGCTCCACTGCTATAAGTGGAGAATGAGGTGTTCTTCAATTAACCGACTTGCCAAGTTGTGGTAATGGTTTGAGATAATGAAAGCTTTGTATTCTATAGAGATTGATGTATCTGAATGAATGCTTGTTTTTTTGGATATAGCTGATTAATCAGTGGTGTTACATTATTTATAAGTCGTTTGATTAACTAGTTCTTACGATTTCTTATCAAAAGCACGCCACGCAACTTGAATACGTTTTTGAATACGACTAAAAAACCACTTAAGGTGAATTAGACTTAATAAAGTGATTAGTTCTATTCAAAAATCGTTGAAATACCAACTATCGTCAATTATCTTTAATGAGCTTAACTTCATGGCGGAAGAAGAAGAATAGACTATAAAGCTAGGAGAAACCTTGATATGATAGGGTTTCTCCTTTTTTTATTTTTTACTGTATGCCATATTGTATGCCATCTAGTCAATATTTAAGTGTTGTACTAATTTTTCAACAGTCTTTTCTTTCGTTTCTTTTGCCAAGTGACCGTAACAATCGATCGTCTGACTAATTTTTGTATGCCGTAATCTAGTTTGAACTTCTACCATAGTAGCTCCAGCGTCCAAGAGCATTGAAGCATGAGTGTGTCTTGCTACATGCACACCGAGAAATGGAACCATAGCTTTTTCACAAATAGTAATCAATCTTGCATAAATAGCGTGGTGTGTGATTAGTTCTTTATAGATACCACAAAAAATCATAGTCGGATCAGTTACACCAAGTGTCAGCATATATTTCCGCTGATTAATCTGCCATTTTTTTAATATAGAAATTGTTCTTTCATCTAGTGGAAGAACCCCAGCACTACAATCAGTTTTAGGATCACTGATTTTATAGCCATTTTTGGATTGGCTTAGTGTTTTATTGATGGTGACCGTATTTTCTTGAAAATCAATGTCTGACCAATTCAATGCAAGGGCTTCACTGATCCTAACCCCGCTATAAAAGAGAAAGCGTAGTAACGTTTTATCAAAGTCGTTTCGATAAGTTTCAGGTTTGCTGTTTAGGTAATCAAACAAGGTGATCAGTTGTTCTTTACTGTAAACTTTGACCTTTTCTTTATGCTTAGTGGTGGTTCTTTTAGGCATTAATACGTTGTCTAGTGGATTAGTCTCAATAATCCCAAGATTGATAGCGTAGCTAAAAATACGCTTAGAAGTTGAATGAAGTACCTTGTATTGGTCAGTAGTTTCAGCCCAGCTATTTACAATTTGTTGGGCTTTTTTTACCGTGACTTCATTCACACGAAGATTTCCATATTTTGGAAGAATCCACTTTCTAAACTTGATTTCAGTTTTCATGAAGGTGGCTTCTCGGACAGTGGTTTTATATGTTTCTAGCCACAAGTCATAAACTTCTTTAAACGTTTCGTTGTTCGCTTTTTTAATACCGTTTTTATCGTAGTCCACTTGCAAGCGTGACAAGGCAAGCTGGGCTTCTTTTTTTGTTTTGTAACCTCGTCTACGAACCTTATCAGGTTTGCCAGTCATTTTGTTCATTCCAAGATAGGCTTCATAGAGCCAAAATTTACCTTTTTTAGTTTCATATTGCTTGAATGTTGCCATAATAGTTTTCCCTCCATAGTGTAGCAAGCCGTGGGGGCGGTTGGAGGAGGCAGTTTATTATTATTTTGAATAGTGTTTATTTAGCTCAGTAACAAGAGCTGTGAACTCTTTTAGAAGATCATTTTCATAAAATTCTTGATACTCTTTTTTCTCATCTGTATTTTTTTCTGAATCATTAATTAATGAGTCATATCGTAAAAGCGTATTTAGAAGAGCTGCGAGATAAGCAATTGGGGTACTCCCGTCAGGAAATTCAATTCGAGATCCTGTTTTAAGATATTTTATTGCGTTTGTTAAATAAATCTTCTGTGAGACAGTCAGGTTATCTTCTTCGATGTTATTGATAGCATTAGAAAGATTAGAATCAATTATAGAGTTATTTTTTTCAATAGTTTTTTTCAATTGCTTTTCAAGCACATTTCGCTTAATTTCGGGCATCATATGCATATCTCTTAATGTATAAGATCCGTTTAATAGATAGGTAGTGGATACATCTAATACCTTTGAAAGTTGTTTAAGCCTGGTGTTATTGGGAAGATTATAGCCATTTTCCCAATTACTAACGGCACCTTTACTGGCCGGTGGGGATAATTTACCTCCAAGTTGTTCCATTGAGAGTCCCTTTTCAATTCTAGCCAGTCTAATTCTTTGTCCTGTCTCCACTGCTTCGGGGTATTTTTTTCTAGCCACATTTTCACCACCATTCATATATTTTCTCTACTATATCACGATTTAAATATGTGTGAAACATAAAAGTTCAAAAAAGTATGTTAAAATTCTTGCAAATGAAAAGGTATGATGGTATATTGAGTTTATAAGAGGTATAGAAATGTATTCAAGAGCCTCTTGCATTTTTTTAAAATCTTTGTATAGAAATGTATGCTAACGAGGGGGGATAAATATGGAATTAAAAATTGACAAACTCACGCTTGATGATCCAGCTTTTAAAATTATTGACGATCGAGTTGTTCAACAAGTAGAGCAAACTCAAGGAACGTTACTTTCATTATTAGAAAAAAAGTACCAGTTTCCAAAATATATGAACAAGGCACAAGCTGCTAAGTATATGAACGTTTCATACAATACTATGATGCAGAAATATGTTCCTAACGGTTTAAAGTTGATTATAGTTGATGGAGTCGTAAGAATTTCACAAGATGAATGTGATCGCTTTATGGAAGAATACCAAAAATAAACGCAAGCCGTGGGGGCAAAGGGATTAATAGGAGGAAATAATAATGGAATCGACACAAAATAAAGCAATCGAAAAAGTATTATCAACAATTCTTACAGAAGACACAGCGGCAGAATTAGCAAACTTGGAAGGCAAAGCGCTAGAAGAAACGTTTGAATGTTTGTACGAACAAATGGACTATCAAAAATTGCTACCACAAGAACCAACGGTAAGCGGAGTATTGCGTGGCTTGAACGATTTAGTACAAGCAGAGTTTAAAGAACGACTTTCTATTGAAGAGTATCAAGAAATTTTGTATCAGCAAGTTGAGTTGTTAGCGAGCTTGCTAGGGCTTGAACTGGAGGACGTTGAATGAAAACTGAAATTTGGAACGGACACATTATAAGATTTGTCGATATTAATGATGAATGGTGGGCAGTGGCGAAAGATGTTGCGGAAGCGTTAGGTCTTAAACAGGTTACTAGAGCCATTCACTCTTTGCCTAAAGATGGGGTTACTACTAGTAAGGTCATCGATTCATTGGGCAGAACACAAGATGTAAACATCATCAACGAAAAAAAATATTTACCGCATGGCATTCAAAAGCCGTAAAAAAGAAGCCGAGGCATTTCAAGACTGGATTTTCGACATCATCAAAGAACTACGCCAGTCCACAGGACTTGAAGGCTTTCAAGTATTCCGCATGCTAGACAAAGAACACCAAAAAGAAGCAATGACTAAATTAAGCCACGCTATTACTGAACCAAAACCAGTAGACTACATTAAAGCGAATGTGATAGCCAATAAAGCTGTATCAACTATTTATGGTCATTCCAAAATGGTAAAAAAGAAAGATATGACTCCTGAAATGTTGGTTGATCGTGAACCTATTTTAGATGAGACAGTAGAATTAATGACTGTTAAAGAAAAATATGGGTTGCAGTTTTCAGTGAGTGAGAAAATTTATAATCGTTCTGCTGAATTGCAGACAACTTAGGAGCATTAACATGATCGAGAACAAAGAAAAAGCCTTATCCATAACAGTCTTGGCGGACAGGATAAAGGCAACTTAATTGGGATAAAACCCGATATTCTTTGTTCCGATTATACCATATTAAAAAATCGGAGGGAACCATTATGAAACGAAACTTAATTATAGGAAGCATTTTAATCGGCGGAATTTTCGGCTTATTACCATTAATTGCAAAAATAGCTATCTTTGCAGGATTAGCGTTATATCTCTTCACTGCTTATGACGAGTACGACTATCAATTAAGAACTGGAGGGCATAAGTAGATGTACAAAACAAAACTATTAAACCAACTCGATAGCCTTGAATTAGAGGAAATTAATCAAGGGATCGCTGAACTAGAAAATAATATCGGGAAAACCTACTTTGGAAATTCATTCAATGAAAAACTAACAGTTTTGTATGTACTCAAAAAACATGCAGAACACAAAATAATTTGTCGAGAAATCAACGAGCTAAAAAATCAGATTTTAACCGCATGGTTAAACATTACTGATATGCAAGAAGCAAGGGTGAAAACATTTAATACATGGGTAAAGTATCAGAATCAATTAAAAGGTGCTGAATTTGTTCGGGATGGGTTGAAATACGAACTTGAGCAGTTGAAGCTCATGGAGGTGTCTGAATGATTTATACCAGTATTTTGAAAAAGGAGGAGAGGTTTATTGGCAAATAATTATCAAGCAGCAACGGAATTACAAAAGTCGGGATGGTCAATTTATCCCTTATCTCCTGGAACTAAAATTCCAATAAAAGGCTCTAGTGGTTGGAATGATGCAACTAACGATTCTAATCAAATTAATGAATGGTGGACGGAAGATGCAACTAGAAATATTGGGTTAATGCTTGAAGATCATCAAATGGTGGTAGTTGACCTAGATCAACATTCTGAAACACGAAACGGCGTTGAGAATTATAAAAAACTTGCTTCAATGTATGATCCATTTCCTTCTACTTATACGGAAATCACACCAGGTAAAGGAATCCATTTCTTCTTTAAAATTCCTGATGGTGTAATTATCCAACAAGAAACAGGTGCATTTGCTGATATCTTCGGGCGTGATGATAAAGGTAAAAGTTTAAGCGGGATTGATATTATCACTAAAGGAGTTCCAATAGCGCCAACTATGATTATTTCAAGAAGTGTTGGGAGAGCATATGAACCTATTGAAAACGTATCTCTAAATAATATTGCACCAGCTCCCGATTGGCTAGTGAACCTACTGCTAAAAAAACCGCAAGAAATAAAGACTCAATACCGACCCGTAGCAAAAACAGGGACAGCAAAAAAATTAGATATGATTGTTCAAGGCGCTGGCGAAGGTAGTAGAAACGATCATTTAACTAAGTTATGCGGTTGGTTACTATGGCACGGTGTAGATAATCAAACTTTAGCAGAATTGATTTATACAGCAAATGCGTACAATGAACCACCGCTAAAAGATAAAGAAGTGAATCAAATTATTCGATCGATGATTAAAAAAGATTTGAGGGGGAAAGCTCATGGCTCATAAGCATAAATTAGATAGTATTTTAGACTTTCCCGAAGCCAGCGAGCGTGAAGACAATATCATTGAATTGAAAACCTGGATGTCACGATTAAGATGCAATAAAGACGATCAGATTAAAAGTAACAGTGTTGTGAATGCAGAATTGATTTTAACCAATGATAGCAATTTAGCTGGAACAATTGCTTATAACGAATTTAGCGGATACATTCACCTATTAAAAGATTCTCCTTGGATCAATCGTACCGCTGGAGAATGGGAAGACAGTTTTGAGGATGCCTTAACGGCATATATTGAAGAAAACTACAATGTAGTTTTTGATGACAACAAAATACACAAAGCAGTAGTAAATGTGGCTAGAAAGAATGTTTTCAACCCAGTAAAAGAACGTATCGAAAAAGTTAAATGGGATCAACAGCCTAGACTGGAAACACTGTTTATTGACCTTTTAGGGGTAGACGACAACCTTTACACACGAGAAGTAACAAAACGTTGGATAGTCGGATCAGTCGCACGTATCTATAAACCAGGAATAAAGTTTGAGATCGTTCCAGTTTTGGATGGACCGCAAGGGATTGGTAAGAGTACCGTTCCAGCATTACTTTACACGGATGATTTTTTCACCGATTCATTAGATTCGCTAGGTGAAAAGAAAGATGATTATATGCAGCTTCAAGGCAATGTAATTATTGAACTTGGAGAATTATCTTCAATGAACAAAACTAAAATTGAACAGATAAAAAACTTCATCAGTGCCAAGATCGATAAAATTAGACCTCCTTATGGTCGGAATGTCATAGCTTGGGCAAGGCAATGTGTATTTATTGGAACGTCGAATGATGGGCAGTATTTGAAAGATGATACAGGAAACCGCCGTTTTTATCCTTTGCCTTGTAAGAATAAGCCAAAGATGAATCCGTTTAAAACAAAGGATGAATATTTTCTTCAAGTGTTAGCTGAAGCAAAGGTGCTTTTTGATAAAGGACAACGAATCTATTTTAGTCCCGATGAAGATAAAGAAGTCTTAGAAATTGCAAAAGACTATCAAGAGGATGCCAAGATGGAGAATCCAATTAAAGAAGCAATCACTAAATATTTGGAAATGGAAATCCCGTATAAATGGGAAGAAGCTCCAGCGTGGGCGAGACGTTCTTATTATCAGAACTATCCTGACAGTAAATGTAATGAGAAAAATTTACAGCATTTCTATAATGGAGCTACTATGCAACAAGAGTTTTATTTAGTTGATAGCGTACTCACCGCTGATATTTTGGAAGCTGTTTTTGATAAACAAGCAAAGGATTTATTGAATGGTCGATCAGATGCAGAAACTAAAAAGATTGCCTTGATTATTAGCAGTATTCCTGGTTGGGAACGGAAGCAACTGCCAAAAAGAAATAAACGACGAGGATTTTACAATAAGTCAAATGCCTATGAAAATAAAAATCGAGCTGGAAAGTACAAAAAGTAACGGGTAGTAACGGGTCAGTAACACCTAGCCCGTTACTAGTTTACCCTTACTGCCCCAAGGGATACAGCAATTTGGTAACGGGGTAACACCTTATTTCCTTAAAACTTTTGAAATAGTTAGCTAATATGCTGGGGAATAATGTTACTGGATTTTACCCGTTACCTGTTACCAAAACGCTAGAACCCTTGTCCCCGTTGGGATTGAGTGGTAACGGGTACCTGTTACGTAGGTGTTACCACGTGTTACGAATCAAGGAGGAAAGTAAATGCTCAATATTATTTCAACAAACAAAGCACCGAACTTTCAATATACAGATGAAATGGATCGGTTTCTAATGAACACGCTGGCATTTAGTGTGGGATTGGTAACAGAAGATTATTCCACATTTGATCCAGAAGTATTAAAGATAATGGAAGAAGAACCTGATTGGCTGCAGGAGTCAGTAGCGTGGTGTCAATCGCTAGTAGTGGGATCATTGGTAGATAGTGGCAACTATGATGATACAGGTGAGCTAATGGATGAATTTAATTGTCTGCTTAACCTATATGATCGAGCGAGACAACGAGAGCTTACATCGAATGAGGATAATTTGTTTTTAAACATCCATGATAAGTTCTTGGCTTTGCTACTAACAGATGATGAATTGATAACTAATTTATTGGAGGTAGAATAATTATGCATATGGAAAGTATTAGATACTTCGATGGTGAGAAACACATTGAGTATTCAAACACTCAAGAAGATGTAGACTTTATTAGTTTTGAGGAAGATAAAATCACTAAAGTTAATTTTAAAGACGGAACGTGCTTGAAGATAGTTTCGCCTTATATTGAATACAAATCAAAATGGGAACAAGATGATTCTGACGAACGAGATCGCTTTGGTTGGTAATCTATGGCAGTTAAAAAACAATGTAATCATGCTGGATGTAAAACATTGATTGATTATAGGCAGAAGTATTGTGGGAAGCATAAAGCAAAGCAAACGGCAATTAAGCGTGAAGAAAGAAAGCAAAGCGAAGGTAAATATTTTCAATTCTATCAAAGTAGAACATGGCGAAAGGCTTCATACTTGTATCGGTTAAATCATCCAGTATGTGAGGATTGCCTAGAAGAAGGCTTGATAAGGAAAGCTGATGTTGTAGATCACAAAATTGAACTAAAAGATGATTGGAATAGACGGTTAGATGAAACTAATTTTCGTTCTTTATGCCATGCACACCATAATTCCAAGACAGCCAATGAAAGACAAAGACGAGAAAAGAGTACCCTTTGAGTTAAGGGGGCATAGTGTGAAACTTACTGACAATCGATGCCTACTCATTTTGGTACAAATAACCGTTGTGAAAAGGCATAAGGGTAATTACAAATAACGATTACACTTGTAATCACAAGTGAAAAAGTATATAATGAAAGTAGGAGATTTATTGAAAAATACAATTGTTATTACTGATAAAACAGGGAAACAGCGCACCATTGAGTTACCTCATTTTGGTCAAGTGACCATTCAAATGCAGAACGGAAAAATCATTTATATAGATAAATTAGATAAAGAAAAATTCTGATCGAAAAACGAAGGAATGTGAGCTTAATTGCTTACGTTCCTTTTTCTTTTGTCTGAAAGGAGGACAACATGGGACACCCTAAAATATTACACGATACAAAAGGCAATATATCAAGTGAAGAAAAAGCAATCCGTGTGGACGCTAGAGAAGAATTGTTCAAGCAGCAACCATTAATAAATATCACGCCCCCTGACTGGATGGCAGCGAGCGCTAGAAGTGAATGGAATCGTATCGTACCAACATTAAAAAAAGATTATCCATTGAGTGAAGCAGATTATGGTTCATTGGTAGCCTATTGTTTAGCCTTTGCTCGAATGAAAACAGCCGAAGCCGAGATAAGAAAATCAGGTACGTTTATCACATGCGAAAACGGAGTAAAGAAAGCCAATCCAGCGGTTCGGGTTCAATCACAAGCTATGAGTGATTTGAAAAAACAAGCCACCTCACTAGGTATGACCTTAGAATCACGATCAAAACTAGCTTTGAACAAGGTTAAAAATGATGAACCCGAAGACCCGTTCAAAGAGTTGATGAATTCATGAATGATTACATTGAGAAAGTCCTATCAGGTAAGCTGATTGCACCCAAGAAAATTATCCAAGCGTGTGAGCGTCATATAAGCGATTTGGAGCGTTCTAAGTCAGATAGCTTCCCTTATGTGTTCGATGAAGAACAAGCCACCAAAGCGATTAAATTCATTGAGTTGCTACCATCTACGGACGGTAAAGCAATCAAGATGTTAGGATTTCAAAAATTCATTCTAGGCAGTCTTTATGGCTGGCGTACTAAAGAAGGGAATTACAGGCGATTCAATCGAGCGTTTACCAGTATGAGCCGTAAGAATGGGAAAACGTATATCGCAAGTGGCATGGCTGCCAATGCGTTGATTATGGAACAAGAACCAGCAGAAGCAAGGCAAGTATTGTTTGTAAGTAACGCTTTGAAACAAGCTAAATTGGGCTATGATATGCTGTCTAATTCACTTAGAAACGTGGTCAAGTCTAGTAAGTTTTTAAGACCACAACTGAAAATTATGAACTCTAAGATTCAGCACTTGCCCTCTAATTCGTTCGCTATGGCACTGGCTAGTGAAACCAGCACGCTAGATGGGTTTGCACCAACAACCGCAATTCTTGACGAGTGGCACGAAGCAAAAACTCGTAAAACGTACAACGTCATTAAGTCAGGAATGACCCAACAAAAGAACGGCTTATTGTGTGTTATTAGTACCGCTGGGCTTGATTTAAACGTTCCTATGTACGAGGAATACTTATTGTTAGATCGTGTGCTAAAAGGCGAAGAACAAGCCGACAGGTACTTTATAGCGATATGGGAATTGGACGATCCCGAAGAAATTCACGATCAAGAGAAATGGATCAAAGCCAATCCGATTTTTGAAAGTGAAGAAATCAAAAAAGTAATGATTCCAACCATTCAAGATGATGTGAACCTTGCTTTGAAACAAAATAACCTTAATTCTGTATTGGTGAAAAACTTCAATTTATGGAGACAAGCGAGTGAGGACAGCTATATGATTGCTGAAGACTGGCAGGCAACCGAAGTAGAACCACAAGATATTACAGGCAAGCCCGTTTATATCGGAGTGGATTTATCTAAAACAGATGATTTAACTAGCGTTTCATGGATCGTACCGCTAGATAACGGCGAACTTTATTGTGATTCACATAGCTTTGTAGCCACCAAATATGGGCTTCAAGACAAAGAAAAGCGCGACGGTTTGCCTTATCGAGAACTAGAAAAAGCTGGTGAGTGTTCCATTACTCAATTAGAAAGTGGAATCGTGGACTATGACCAAGTATTTCAGTTTATTCAAGATTTGATTCAAGAAAATGATTTGGAATGTATGGGGATTTGTTATGACCCGTATAACGCTAATTCGCTTATCAGTAAAGCTGAAAAAGCCAACTACCCAATGTTAGAAGTAAGACAAGGAACGATTACTCTAAACGTTCCGACCCGAACTTTTAGAGAACAAGTTTATGAAGGCAACGTTATTCACAATAAAAATACGATTCTCACCCATGCAGTGAACAACGCTATTTTAAAAACGGATAACAACGGCATTCAGATTAATAAATCAAAGAACAGTAACAAAATTGATCCAATAGCTGCATTAATCAATGCCTATGTGTTTGCAATGGATTACTTCACCACAACGGAAGGAGCGAAAGCAGACAATGAATTTTATACAAGTGAAGAATTTTCTTTCTAATTACATTCATACCGTTCTTTTACTTCTTGGATTGGTGTGTGTGTTGGTTGCTATCACCTTACTAACAAATGTCTACTATGGCTTGTTAGCGCTGGGCATAGTGCTTATTGGGGTAGCGGTCATGCTAAATACAGAACAGAAGGGAGGTTAAAAGATGGCATTTTTTAAAGCGAGACAAAATACAACGGGAGATCCTTTCCTACAACATGTGGTATCAATCCAATCGGATGATTACACCACCAGCTTTACAAGCGTTCGTGCATTAAGAAATAGTGATGTGTTTGCAGCCGTTCGAATTATTGCTAGTGATATTGCTTCAAGTCCGATTCAATTGGTCAAAAACAATATGCCACAAGCTGATAATGAACTGGTGAAGTTACTAAACGAGAAACCTAATTCAGAAATGGATGGTTGGCATTTAAAGTTTGCTTTGGCGGTCAATATGTTGCTAAACGGTAATAGCTTTGCAGAGATTAAACGCAACGGTGAAAAGGTAGAAGAAATTCACTTATTACCTAACTCAAGTGTAACGGTTACTCAATTAGATAATGGTACGTTGTCTTATCAGATTGGTGATAAAAAAAGACGTGTGAAGTCTAGCGATATTTTGCACTTCAAATATTTCACCCAAGATGGTTTAACAGGATTACCACCACTTTATGCGTTACGTGATGAACTGAAAATTCAACAAGCTGGCAACCGCACATTGCACAATTTCTTTACTCGTGGTGTCAGTGGGTCAGGTATTTTGAAGGTTCATAAGTCAGATTTAGACGGATCAGCAAAGAACGCAATTCGTGAAAAGTTTGAAGAAGCCAACGGTTCAAGTAGTGGAGATAATGCTCTTAGAACGATCATTCTTGATGAAACAATGGACTACAAAACATTAGAAATAAACACCGATGTTTTGAAGCTTATCAATTCCAATGATTGGAACACAAAACAAATTGCCAAGGCGTTTGGTGTACCGATTGAGCGTTTAGGCGTTGAAAATGAACATTCTAGCACCGTTCAAAGTAATCTCCAGTATATCCAAAGTACGCTGATTCATTACTTTAATGTGTTTGTGAGTGAATTAGATACGAAACTTGAAACCAATATCCGCTTTAATTCCGATCAGTTACTAGAGACTGATCCTGAAACAAAAGTAAAAAATGTATTGGATCAGGTCAAAGGGTCACTTCTCACGATTAATGAGGGGCGGTCGAAAATGGGGCTACCCCCCATGGATGGTGGCGATCGTTTACTAGCAAGTTTGAACTTTACGTATTTAGATACGTTGGAGAAATATCAATTAAAAGAACAGGAAGGAGTTACACCAGTTGAATAATGAAGAAGAAAAGGAAAAACGGCTGACAGAAGAAGCTGAGCTAACAGCCGATTCTCCCAAAGTAGAGAAAGAAAATGAAAAACAACCAACAGACGGCAAAACTATTTCAGGCTATGCGTTGAAATTCGGGCAACCGTCAAAAGATTTAGGCGGCTTTGTAGAAGTGATTACACCCGAAGCATTAAAAGAGGTGGATTTATCAAATGTGTTCTTATTATATGGACACGATTATTCAAAGCCACTAGCTAGTGTCAAAGCAGGTACGTTGAAATTGAATGTCGATGATACAGGATTACATTTTGAAGCAGAGCTAACCGACACGACCTATTCAAATGATGTGTATGAGAATATCTCAAAAGGGGTTGTTGATTCTATGTCCTTTGGGTTCGTGCTTGGATTAGATTCATTCGACAAAAAAGAAGATGGCACAATTGAACGATCAATAGATAAAATCAAAGCACTTAATGAAATTAGTGTCGTGACCGTTCCCGCTTATGATTCATCAAATGTCCAAGTAAATAAGCGTTCTTACGAATCGTTTATGAGTAACAACCAAGCAAAACAAACAAACAATAGCTTAGAATCCACTTCTAAAGCACAAAAGGAGAGTAATAACATGGAAAAAACTTTAATCGATAACGAAAAAACAGAATTGCGTGGGTATGAAGAATATATCCGTTCACAAGGCGAAGTGCGTGATGGAGTCACTACTGTAAATGCAGCGGCAGTTGTTCCCGAAGAAGTAATCGGTGAAGTCTTTGATTTGAAACGTTCAAATTATAACTTAGCTCAATATGCAACAGTAAAAACAGTATCAAATGGACAAGGTAAATATCCAGTAGCAACTAACCAACAAGCAGTGTTAGCAACAAAAGCTGAACTTGCTGAAATTGGTGATATTGACGCTGAAATGTTTACTTCAGTTGATTATAAAGTAGAAACTCGTGCTGGTAAGATTGCCTTATCAAATGAGGTTGTGGAAGATTCAGCAGTGAATATTGTACAAGAGGTCAAAGATCAGTTAGCGAAATTGGTAGAAAACACTGACAATAAGCATATCATGGATTTATTAAAAACATTCACTAAGAAAACGGCTGCTACGTTGGACGATTTGAAACAACTATACAATGTGGCATTAGACCCAGCATTAAATAAAATGGTAATTCTAAACCAAAGCGGATATTACCACCTAGATACATTGAAAGATTCAGATGGACGTTACATTTTACAACCCGATGTGACAGCACCTAGTGGTAAATCATTATTCGGTATGCCAGTAGTATTGATTGCAGATACATTGTTTGCCAATCCTAAAGCTGGAACATTCCCTATGATTATGGGGGATATTGCACAATCTATCTTTGTTGCTCGTAGAAATCAAGTAACGACTCAATGGGAAAAATTCGATTACTACTCACAAGGACTTGCAGTGATCGTTCGCAACGATTATAAGAAAATTGATCAAAATGCTTCAGTGTATATTGAGTTTACGCCAGTTGTAACACCAAAAGTATAGAAAAATATTGGGCGGCGGTTTATCCCACTGCCTTTTTTTCATTAGGAGAGATAAAATGGTAATTTTGGATAGCATAAAAAAAAGTATGCGGATCGATCACACTATTGATGATGACTTTATTCAACAATTGATTGATACAGCAGGCGAATATATAAAAAGTGCTATTGATAGTAGCGCAACGGATAAAGATATGGATAATTATCAGCAATTTGATTTGGCGGTGTCATTACTTACTCAACATTGGTATTTGAACCGTCAAGAAGCCAGCAGCGAACGGATACCAGTAACGGTACAAGCATTAGTACAACAAATGAGAGGTGCTTATTATGCCAATCATTAAGAATGTAAATGAATTGACTGAGAGAGTCAAGTTTAAAAAGACAAAACGGGTAAAAGATGAAGATGGGCAGATGGTGGATAGTGAAGAAACTGTATTTGAATGTTGGGCTAATGTGCGTTCACAAATGCTAAAAGACGTGCTTGCTAGTGTAGGTACCATTCTTGAAGGAACGTTGACGTTTATTATTCGATACGATCAAGATTATGAACTAACAAACGATATGAAAGTAGCTTGGAAAAACAAGAGTTATAAAATTATTTCAATCAATGAAGGAACGGCGTTTAAAGATTATACAACGATCATAGCTAAACAGATTTCTTAGAATGATTACACTTGTAAACGTTGTGGGTATTTAGTATAATTAAGGTAGTAAATGAAGGGTTAGCTGCCTGAATTTTGCAAGACTTAGCTAGTCGAAATCTATTGTTGGACTGAAAATTGTAGGTGTGGTTGCAAACATGCTGGACTAAGAAAGATGATAGATGATGAACGTTCAATTTTAATACAGGCATGCTAGGACTGATTGGATGGTTTTGGCAAGCTGATTGTGTAGAAATCAAAGAACACGTCTGTTGTGGACGTGTTTTTTTTGTTATAATTCAAAAGAGGTGATTTAATGGACAAAGCAGAGTTTACAAATTTTTATTGGAAGTATTATCTACATTTAGAAAATGAGTTTATTAATACCACAGATTTTGTGATGCTCGATGAGAATAATTTCAAAACATTCTCTATTGAATATCAAAAACTACTACTAGCGATTGGTTCGGAGTGTGAGATTATTTTCAAAGAACTTTGCGGATTTGATAGCAGTAGCAATAAAAGCATAACTGATTTTAAAGCTGTTATTAAATCTAGCGAATTAATGTGTTTGGATAATGGTGTTAGGGTTATGAATTCTTTAACATTGACTTCACTAAAACCTTTTGGAGATGGGTGGCCTGAAGATACACCAGATTGGTGGAAAATATATAACAGAGTAAAACATGGTCGTTCTTCAAATTATAAGGAAGCAAATTTGGAAAATGTGTTGTATGCTTTAGCAAGTCTATATTTATTAGAGGAATATTTGCATAAGAAAGTAATACTAGAAGGTGAAGTAGACTTTATAAGTCCAGAGTCAAATCTATTTACGTTATCTTGGGAAAGAAAACATTCGTCGATGCAAAAAGTGACGTTTGAAAAAGTGGATTCAAATTATGTAGCTCCACTCATTGATTTTAAAGAACAAGAAGAAATTTAA